CGCCTGCCATAGCACCAATGCCAACACCTCGTCCTACAGCAGCACCACCCCTACCACCAAACATTGACGCAGCAGCACCACCAATGTTTGCAAAATTTAAGCCTGCTGCTCCTCCTGCTCTGGCATTTGCTTTTTTTGCCTTTGTGTTTAGAAGCAACGCATGTGAATTCTTTTTTAGTAAAGCAGTCTCTTCGTAATACTGCTTTTTTAACCTTTTCTTTGAGTGCAAGTAAGCTTTTTGATCAAGCAGGCCCGCTTTCATAGCGCGGTTCGCCTGCATTATTTCTTTCTTGTATCTCTCCAGAGGTGTCCGAGTGACAGCAATGTCCTTGGCAAGCTTCCGGCTCATCCGAGCAGCTTTAGTAACACCCTGCGTGAACAAAGAACTATCTGCGATGATGTCATATCGCAGAGCACCGATGCGGACGTTATTACCTGCCACTGGTCAACCTCTTGAGTGCTTCGTCGGGATCTAGCATGTCTGATGAGGACGTTGTTTGTTGCTCGGCAACTTCAAACGCGATCCACTGATCGACGAGAAGAGGACTGACTGAATTCATCCAATGACATGGGTCGTCTATGCCCAGTTTTTGACAAATCTTGAACACCCAACGCAACCTAAAGTTTTTGTCGAAGTGCTTCACAAGCCGATCTACTCGGCCTCGTCGTTTCCCTCAAGTTCTCCATTGATAAGCATGACTGCCTCAATGAACGGATCGAGTTTGCTCCCATCAAGAGCCAGCAAGTCTTTTGAGTCACCTTCTGTGAACATTGCTTTGCCATCTTTATCGCAGATGTGGTCAATGATCAAATTCACCCTGCGTCTTTGCTTTGACTCATTGGTCAAATTACCATTCTTGTCGAACATGTCTGCAATGCGTTTTGATCTCTGAAGTTCACTCGAAGGCTTGACGTACAAAACGCCAAGACCTTCGATGCTTACTTCTTTGACCTCGATCTTGCAGTGATCAAGCAGTAATTGTTTCGTCAGGGAAGTCATCTTCGTAATCCTCTTCAGGCAAGTCATCTGGGTCGAACTCAGGTGGCATAACGCCTCCTGAACTGTCACCAAGGATAGCATCGACCTCTTTCTCAATCAATGACTTATCTACAGGAGAAACTCTGCCGACAAAGCATACTGTACTTCCGAAATTCCACGATTTGTATCCAACCAAAACATCATCGACAACAACGCGGTACTGTCTAAATACCTCGTTTGCTCCAGTTGCCATGTTCTTGCCTTCGCAAGATAAAAGTTCAACTTTCATTGTTATGTCTCAGGTGTAAACGCAGGACCGATGTCACCATCGAAGGAAAACGTCACATTAACAACTGCAAGATTGCCTGTGCTCAAATCTGGAAGACTGTAGTTGGTAATAAAACCAGTGCCTGCAAGGATTGCGCCAGAAGTGTTTAATTCATGCCCAACAGGAAACGTGACCGTTAGAGTATCAATGTTTCCAACCACTCCATCGGGATCGGCAACATTTCCGCCGAGGGTAAAGTCATAAGTCCCATCAAAAACGAGTTCCAATTGGCATTCGCCGGGATCAGTGAGATCGCCAGGAATGAATTTCATGAATCCTATCGTCGCCAAACATGACGCATCGACTTTGTCTTGGGACAACTCAGGAAGAGTTATCGAACGAACACATCCAACAATACCAGCAGCGGTCAGAACTGCGGTTGCTCCTTGTCCGGTCATACCTTGATATGGCATATTTTTCTTTCCTTTTAAAAGGAGTTATACGAAATTTTAAAAGTTTGAATTGTTCGGAACAGCCAGTGATCTGTCCCGTCATTTGGCTTATCGACTAAGTACACTCGGCCAGTATCCTGACCAATGCCCTTGACGAACGTGTTGTCGTAAACGCCGCGTTCACCGTTTAACGCTGCCCTAGCTGCCGCGTGGAGTGCGTCAGCTTGACTGCGTGTTTCTCCGTAGCATTCTACTCTAATTTTTGCAGTTTCAAATCCGACAAACCCACTTAGGCAGTCTTCTGCGGATTCTGAGACAATATAAAGTAGCAATGCAGGCATAATCGACTCTTCGGGAATGAAGTCAACAGTGACTCGATTCCCTGCCAGAGATGTCACGGTTGCATCGTCAGAAATGATTTGTCGAACTGCGGTAGCAACACTCATTACTTGAAAAACCTTCCCATGCGTGCTTTAATAATCCGAATCATTGCCTGACGCTGGATCATGATCGTTGACTTGGCAGCAGGAGCAAGCCAAGGACGCTGCATGTGGTCCTTGCCGGTCCAATCTCCCCACATGATGTGCTCTGCTGGACCCTCTCCAACTCGCGGTTCATGGATGTGACCAAAGTTGTATTGGTAATAGTCAGTTCCGACGATTGCTGTGCTAGGTGCTCGTTTTTTGTACTTGAGAGTTTTGCGTGTGACTGCTTTGCTCATATCGTTTCCAGCAGGCGTGCCGATACGCTTTCTAGGCTTTTGCCCCCACAAGTCTCTTGTGCCTGTCTTGCGTGAGTTTCCAAGTTTGCCTGTGTAAGGGATGTTGCGTCTTCCAACGACTGCAATTTGGACTGACGCCTCTGTCTCAACGATCTCAGCCGCTGCTTTGACCGCTGCACTCATCACCCTGCGGTGAAGTTCTTTTGGAAGATGATCAATCATTTCCCTGATTTCTTTGTCGTTTGTCAAAATGTTTTGAACAACACCTTTCTTCCCTTTGCGTCCAGGCTTTTGGCTTATGATCTCTGCCGCTGCTTGTGCAGCACGTTTTGCGTAACTCATTAGTTGTTTTCACCTCTGAGTTCCACGCGGATCTCCATGCTGATCCCATCGGGATCTGATGTGTTTGTAATTCCGTACTTAACACCATCGATGATACATCTGTCTTTGACAGTGATCTCACCAATGCCGAAGAACTCACCGAATGCAACGTGAGTTGTTTTCTCAGTCACCATTCTTCCACGCAGGACTTCGCCACCGACCGTTGTGACTAGTTCACAAGGCCATCCTGCGGTAACAATACTCCACGAGCTATCATCCGCGTATGTTGGTTGACCGTAAGCATCAACCGAGCCATCATGCCGATAAAATGTTGCTGAGTGCCGCCTGAATCCAATCCTTTTCCTGATACTCATGGATAGGACGACCTCGCGAGAAGAGCAACAATACGCTCGTAAGCAACCTCTTGACTGTGAAGTGCAGATCCCTCTTGGGCAGGATCGAAAAACCACTTGCCTACACCAAGCATGATTGCTGTTTTAAATAGACTTGGTACGCAACTGGCCTCTGACCCATAACCTGCGCAGAAGTCAATTGCAACGCCACTAGGGTCGTCTGCGTAGACTTCAGGCCAAGTCGTACCGGCAGCAGGGAAGATGCTGCATCTTCCTTTGTCCAAGATGTATTTGTCAGTTGCGAGAGTTACATCATTACCATCAACGTCAACGTATTCGACGGAAGTGACTGATGAAACTGCTTTTTTGTGGAGTTTGACCTCAGCAGTATCGCTTCCCCAATTAAACCGAGTAATGCGAAAGCTTGCTGTAATAACCTGACGATCAAGGTCTTGCTCAAGACGCTCCACCGCTGCCTCAATTAGCAGCGTGAGATTAGTGTCATGAGTGGTATCACTTGAGCTTAGTCTTAGATGAGACTTTACTTCGCTTAGACTTACCGGCAGCACGCTTGGTGCTGACGTTCGTATCAGAGTCCAGTCTGTCGTCATCTTTGACTTCCACACAATTGCCAAATGATATTAAAGTCTTCGCAACACCAATGTTGCGAATGACCACCACGGCCCCGACTTGATGACCAAGGCAGGGCTTTAAGATTTTAACTCTCATGATCAAGTAATCGTGATCTTGGAGAGAACTTCAGGTGCAGCAGCAGCAATATCAATGCGACTTGTGCAAACCACGCCCACTTGGTCGTTGACCGCGAAAAGCTGGTCGAGCACTTTGAAGCTCAACTGACGACGATCACCGAAGTAGTGACTGACGCTCAGGTCACCGAAGACTGCAAGCAGGTCGCCGGAAGTCGATGAAGAAGCACCCGGTACAGCGTTGCAAAGCTCTACTGGGTAACCAAAGAGACTTCGCTGAACGCCCGAAGCAACGTCTGCACTGGCGTTTCCACCAGCAGCGTTGAGCAGATCGCGAACCTGACCGTTCCACAAAGTGGGGTTCATGTAGAACTTGGGATTCAGTCCTCGCTCTTGACCACTGGCAACCACCATTGCAGTCAGGTCAGTAAGAGCAAGTGCTCCGACCGATGCCACGTTGGTGTCTGCAACATTTGCGTCACCTTCGATGCCACCTGTGTAGATGGAACCACCAGTGAACAAATTGTCGTCTTCAGCCTTGCTGAAGCCCCAAGCCAAATCTTCGATTACGGTATCAAGCATTGACAAAATGCTATCTTCAGAAATTTCAGATGACATCTTGACAAGCCCGGCCATCTTCTTGGCAGTCAAAGTGACTTGACTGAAAGTCAGGTCTGACTCAGTGATTGCAGCAGCTTCTGCTGGATAGTAAATGACACTGTGTCCAGCAATCTTGGGAACGCTCCAAGTCGTAGAACTCATGACAACCCGACGACAACTTTGTCGCGCGTGGCCGTATTCTTCAACCAGGTTAATCAGTTGATCCGACAAGGGCTGAGGAACGGAAAAACCGCCCTCAGCATTTGTCAGAGACTGTGCGGCCATGAAGTCTTGAGCTTTCTTGCTTCCGCCGATAGCGGCCAAGAACATGCCGGATTCGTATGCATCTTCGTTGTTGGCGAAGTGGCGTGATTTTGCGTATCGAGCTTTGGCTGGAATTGCCATCTTGTTTTCTTCCTTGGGGAGGTCTTCCGAAACACTTGGCTGAACACCAGCCGCTGGTGCGTCCGCTGCCTCCGCTGCAAGCTTTCGCCTTGCAACGATCTCAGCTTTTGCCTTCTCAAATTTCTTCGCTTCATCGTGCTTTGCTTCAAGTTCCTGCGCCTCTTTGTTGAGGGCAAGAATTTGGTCTTGATGCTCCGCAGATGGACTGTCGCCTGCAACCTCGATCAATGCTTCCACATCGATTGAGATTTCAGCAAGCCTGTTCTGGATATCTTGCAGATTCATTTCTGATCCTTGTTTTCAATTTGTCGAACGGACGGTAAAACGCCCGTCCACATTTTTGCCTATTTACTCTATTTTGACATTTTTGTCAAGAATCACACTTGAGTCTCATGCGGATTCGGCGTGCAGATGCCTCTGCAACCGCTGCATAGAAAGGGCTAATGACTTCAGCTTTCTTTTCAGGTTCTTTCATCTTTCTGCTGATTTCATTAACCTCGTCGATGAATCCAAGGTCATACGCCTGCTCTGCTGACATCCAAGTCTCTGCTTCCATCATTGCAAGCAGTTCATCTTCCGGCAGGTCCGTTTTGTCTCCGTATGCAGAAGCAATGTCAGCATCCATGAGTTCAAGGATGTCGGCCATG